TCGCGTATCTCATAACCTACTCTTTGCGATTTAAGTTTGCGGCAATAGCGCTCAGCATGGCGCGAAAGAGTCTTAGCCAACTGACGCACACCACCTTGATAATCCTCACGATTCTGCTCAGGCTCAAGCCAACCCTTAACCTTTTCCTCATGGCCGACGACCCAGAGCAGGCACTCTTGACGGACATCATCAACTGCAAAGTATGTACTGTACTTTTTGTGGACTTGTCGTGCCACCTGTGCGGCGATGTCGGTTGCCTCATTTAACCAATCTTTCATAGTTCCTTCACATCATGTAGATACTGCTGCTCTACTGTGTAACAAGGAATTGAAAACTCTGTATTCCAAAACTTATCGTGCTGNCCTTCATAGCCATANATCCAGCCAACTATGTTGGCNGTGTAATGATCGGGCAAAGTTACTAAAAAATATTTTCTGGTTGGGTCATCCTCTTTGGTAAGTAAGAGCCGACCAGTGGCGTAGGTGGTTGTTCGTATCTCATGGCCTGCTATGTCGCCAGTCTTGCGATCTTCAAAGAGAGTGTGTGGAAACTTATCGAGCCAGCGAGCAACGGCAATCTCACCAAGCACACCACTAATCTCACGGGCGATAGCTTCAACCCATGTCTTAGCAGCAGACTTGGTTGGGTCATTACCACGTGCGCGGTTGTAGTTGTACCTACTTACCGCTTCGTTGGTAGCCCATGCCACATCGCCAGCTGATAGTTTTTGTTCTACCACTTGAATACTTTTCCATTCACAGTGAAAGATCGGTTCACAATTGGTACGAGTTGAGGCGTTACTGTCTTGCCATCAACATGCAAGATACCAAAGCCCTGTTGCCATGTGAATAAGCCAGACTTAATGTACTTAGCGTGGCGACGATGATCCATAAGATGACCAACTTCCATGCCCCATACAGTCTTAGAACCTGATGCCCATGACTGGGTGTAGTGAGTTAGACCCATGCGGTGTGTATGTCCGCAGACAACTGACATGCCTGAGCGCTTGGCTAAACCAAGTGCAGTAGCACCAGCAGTAGGTTGGACGTTACCCTCATCGCCGTGCATAAGTATCCAGCCTGGGGCTAGTTGATAACTGGTGTGATGGTAAGTGATACCCAACTCATCGAGCTTTAAGAACTGTTCAATCTTTAATTCAGGTAAGCCTAGAAATCCTGGCGCTCTACCTTTGATCTTGTTATACAAACGATCTGAGTGGTTACTGCGAACAATATGTTCGACAGTTAAATCTCTCAGCAACTTAACTGTGATGTCGCGATGGCGACCTAAGTCTCTTTGCCACTCACCTTCGCCGCCCTCTTCCCAACGGCTCAGTTGTGGTAGATCAATCTCATCACCAACTGAGACGACAGTCTCTGGTTGATACCAATAAATAAACTTCTTAATTGCCTCTGTTGCGGCGACATCATGGTACGGGGATTGCAAGTCGCTAAGTACCACTATGTTTTTTGTCATTTGTCTGGCCAGTCTCCATCTAGTACTAACAGTGCGATTGCACTGTAGTTAAGCAGGTCGAGAAATGAATCACGTAATGACTCGTTCTCTGGCTCAACGCCAGAGTCAATGAGGTTGTTAATGCGGGCTACCTTGTCCCAAATGCGTACACGTAAGCCGTTGAGTGGACCGCCAGGACTACGAGAGATGTTAGTTGCGCCGTAGTCGCGGTGCTTTTGTAGTAGCAGGTTGCCAGCTCCATCAAAGATGTCCCACATGGAGCCGATAAAATCGTTATCTATTTTCTTACTGGTATAGGCTTTATTAACAAAGTCTCTTTCTGGCGATCCGCTTTTAAGATGTGAAAGCCCCAAGTAGTCAAGGTCAAAATCATCTGCTGCCATTCGTCGTCACTCACCCGTCCCCAGCCTCTTTCTTGGCAAGACCTTCTCGCCAGCATACTTATAATTACCAGTATCCTCAATTAAAGTGTAACACACATAAGTAACCGAGTCGTCTCGAACCTCAGTAGGAAATTCAATTTCATCTAGCATCCAAAATTGTGGTGCTACATCGCCACCATCTAGCGGACCATACAAGTATTGCGGATTTTTACCGCTCACTATCTGACCTGCTGATAGATGGTGAGAGGTTCTCCACTGTTGTTGTCATAGCCACAAGCGATTGATAGCGCTTGCTTGGCGTACGCCATTCCTTCATTTGGATTTTTAGGGACGCCGAGTGCTGCTGCGGCGCCGATTGCATACGTGCTGCCAGAACCAACGCCGTAAATACCGCGCTTATCTCTGGCCCAAGACCAGTCAGATCCAATGTCGTAGATTGTTCCGTGTATTGCAACAAGTAACTCAGCTCCTTCATCTTCCAATGGCACAAAGCCAACTTCTTTGTATGTATCTTTAATAGCAGGCAGAAATTTCTGCGTGACGAATTTATCCAATGCGTCAACTGTGGTGAAGGCGGGTGGTTTTGGGTACTTAGTTTGGTGGGAGAAGATTTGCGCTGGTCTAAAATCTCCAGCCAAAGCAATAATGTAATCGGGCTTACGGACTATCTTACCTGCGCCAGCAGGTAGGTTGAAGATACGTCCGTCATCTACAACGCGAGTATCTGCACCTACCACTGCCCAGTTATGTCCTTGGATACCGACTACAGTTGTCATTCATCTGCCTTCATAAACAAAACCCAATGCGTTCCCATCCTTTTGCCTGATGGATGGCCAAGAACGGGTTTGTAGCGGGGGGGGGTAAGAGAAAGAATTTGTTTTAATGGAATAGATACTTCGTTCCATTTGAAAATCAATGTGCCATTAGTTTTTAATACTCGGAAACACTCAGCAAATCCTTGAGTAATATCTTGCTGCCATGTCTGGCTGTCAAGGACGCCATACTTTTTACGCATCCAAGATTTTTCACTGAGCCTTAACATGTGTGGCGGGTCAAATACTACACATTGAAATGATTCATCTGGATAAGGAATGTTTCTGAAATCCATAACCTCATCTGGTTCAATGTGAATTGTTTGACCATTGGTAAGAAGGTGTGTTTCTTTTACCCTGATGTCGCCAAATAAAACTCTTTTATCTTTCTTGTTAAAATAGAAGGAACGCATCGAAGATGCAGGGTCAAGAATAAGTTTTGTCATGATGCCAACTTGCCCATGAACCAGTCAGAGCCAAGCTCCAAGTACATGTCGTTGACATCCTTGTTGTCTTCCAAGTGAACCACTGTCGCCTTATCAAGATCGTCCTTGATTCTCTTGGCTAGTTCTTGTCCTGGGTTTCGTCCGTCTTCTTTGACGTCGTTGTCCGCAAAGATAAGTATTCTTTTATACGATTCAAAAAGTTTTGGGAACCAAGGCTTCCATTGACTGACGCCAGCAACGCCAACAGCGGGAATACCAACAACGCCACTAAGAATAATCGTGTCAATCTCCCCCTCGCAGATCGCGATGGTGTCTGATTGCAAGTGCAAGTCGGTGACATTGAATAGTCCTATCTTCTGACCTGTCGGCCAAAGGTACTTGGGTGTGCCATTATCCAGACGACGGAACTTAATACCAACAATGCCAGCAGGAGTACGGTAGGGAATAGAGAGCATGCCTGTCGCCATCTCATGTCCGCTACTAGGCTCCGCGACGCTTCCAAGCAGGTACAAATCCGCTACCTCTTGACTTATGCCGCGTTCCTGTAGGTAGGACAGAGTCGCCTCGTTTCGATGTTCGCAGTACCTTGTGGCTGCTTCCGTTAGCAAGTTTCTCTGCTCTGCGTTTAACATCTGCAAATCCTTTCAAATCCTCTTTGGCTTTTACCAACTCATACACATCACCTAGCACATTACACACTAAACAATTGTACATCTGTAGGTCTAAATTGTAGGCAGCTGATGCGTGGCTATCCTCATGGATGACACACTTGCAAGCAACCCAGCCGTACCTTAGTGATACTGCACAGCCATAGGCTTCCAATACTGCCCCGATGTCTGGCTTATTCTGTGACAACTTTTGTCCATTGCTCTAGTGTCTGTACTACCCAAGCGTCTTCTATGCCAGATTGTCTGCGCTTGATGATGACGTATGCAGGTGGAACCTGCTCAAGGCTACGAGCCTTTGCATAGTTCTCTGCTTCAACGCAAGCCTCACGCCAGAACTG